GACCTGGAGGACATCGGCAACAAGGGCAAGGAGGCTGGCACGAAGGTCTCCGAGGGGATGGATCAGGCCGCCGAGTCTACCGAGAAGATGGGGGAGACCGTCCAGGTCGCTGAAAACCCGCTGGCCCAGTTCATGGAGTCAATGCGGGGGCTGACTGGGATGACCGAGGCTACCGCCCAGGCATTCGATCAGTTCGTGAACTCAGGCCGCTCCATCGGGCCGGTGTTCCTGCCTGGGGCTGCCCAGATCCAGCAGACCGGCGGCACCATGGCGGAGTTGCGGGAAGAGCTGCGCAAGGCCGAGGAGGGGATCCAGTCGCTGCAGGGGACCGTCGCCGGATATGCAGAGCACCAGTCGATCCTGCGGATTGCCGAGGGGGCGCTCAATATCCGGAGGTCCTGGGCGGAGCAGTCCATTGCCGCCGAGGAGTTGCGCCAGCGGCTTGCCGATCTCGAATTGGCCAGCGACCGGCAGCTCGACGCGGCGGAGCGGGCCGCCAGTGGTTACGAGTTTCTCGACCAACAGCAGCTCGACGGCATCCTCGCGGAGGTGGAGCGGCTGCGCTCCGCGAACGAACAGCTGGAGCAGTCGGTGGAGCGGACCCTGGAGGGGCTGCGCAATGAGCTTGACCAGCTCCAGGGGAACCGCGAGGCGATCGAGAAGCGGGACTATGAGAGCCGCAAAGCAGACCTCGAGTCCCAGCTAAAGGCGGCGGAGAACGCCGGCAACGCGCAGGCGATTGCAGATCTACGAGAGGCGCTTCAGCTCAACGAAGAGATCCACCGCCAGAAGGTGCAGGCGATCGAGGCGGAGCGGAAGGCCGCGGAGCAGCGGGACCGCGAACAGGCCAAGCGGGATGCGGAGCGGAAGCAGCAAGAGGCCACCACTCCCGCGTCGACCAGCAGTACCACCTCCAGGAGTGCCACTACCGAAACCAGGACTACGACCGAGCGTGTGGTGGAGCGCGGAGCAACGATCAACATCAACATCACGGGCTCGGTGACCGATGACCGGGCGACCCTGGAGCAGCTCGCACGCAAGCTGCAGCCGATTCTTGCCGACCTGACCCGTCGAGGTGCCTAAATGGGAGCTGTAAGCCGCATCTTCGCCAACCACGCCAACCTCGTCCGGCAGGCGGTGATTCAATCCACGGCGCAGCGGCCGTCCACCGATATCCGTCGGTTGTCCCAGGTGCGCGCAGGTTCCGGCCGCCTGGCGCTGGCCGGCCCCTATACCGGTGCCGTGGATAGGGAGATCGAGGTGGAGGTGGTGGACGCGGCGGGGACGTTGCGGGCGTCCGCCCCGGTAATCTCCGGGGTCGGCAACGGGGCGCTGGAGGTAACCGCCATCGCCCCGGGGGCGGTCTCCGAGCGTGTCACATTCACGATGCTGGACGTGGGGAGCGACGCCAAGGCGGCGACGCTGGAGTTTTTCGGGGTCACCCTCGCCGCCAGGGCTACCGGGGCCGGTGGCAATGCGATTACGGTCGAGGTGGACCGCTCCGGGCTGGTAGTGACCGATCTCCCGGTCTCCACCCTCGCCGCGATCCCTGCGGGGACCACCAGTCTCGACGGCCCGCAATGGGATTTCGGCCAACCACCTGCCACCGATTCAGGGGTACCAACCTCGGCGCTGCGGCTGCAGTTTGCCGGGTTCCCGCAGGTCCACCGGAGCTGGAAGACGTGGGAGTCCGGCCGCTGGCTATACAAGCTCGATCCAGCCCCCGCATGGGAGATCCCGGTCAATACCCTGGTGCGGTCGGTCACCGGTTCCTATGGTGTGACCATCACGGACGGGGTGACGCCGGAGGTCTATACCGCGATCACCGTCTATGAGCTGCTGCAGCAGATCCAGGGGCGCTCCGCGCTGGTTGAGGTGCGCGGGGTGGTTGCAGCGGATACCGCTCCAGGTGGGCAGGCCGTGACCGATATACCGCTTCGCACAGATGCACACGCGCTGCCGGTGCAGGTGATAACGGGCGGCCGCTCGGTGCAGACGCTACGTGATGTGGCCGTGATTGATCCGGCCGCGGCGACTGAAAATATCACCGTCACGTCGATTGGGCGCGGGTCTAGCGGACTGGTATTCGAGGTGTCCGGGTCTGTATCTGGATCGATGCCTCCAGCAATCGCGGGGCAATCCTATGAGTCTGGCCCTATCGCATTCTCGATTCCGTCGCTACCCGTTTCCGCAATCGGCGCATCGGGGGCGCAGATCAAGGGTGTATTCACTCCGGCGAGTAGAGAGCCGGAGGAGCCTATCCCGGCTGTCTGTTTCAGGCCTCTTACACTGGGGGCGCTCGCGAAGGACAGGCAGGTTACATTCACGTACCGCAAACGCCCGGACACGGCCTGCAGCTGCTCCGGGATTTCCGATCTACTGCTATCTGCGGCCTGTCTTGGGCTGGAGGAGGGGAGTTTGGGCACTACAGATCCTGCCTATACGTCTCGGGTCTCGTTGATGCTCGCTTGGCGCAAGGCGTTCATCTATGCGAACACCAGCGAGGCACCAGAAGACTATTGGACGGTGACGGTCACATTTGACGTTGGCGGTGTGCCGACTGTCGGCGTGTGTGATGAGCTGTTTGGCACGGAGGCATCCGCAATCGCATTTTCTGGATCGTTCGCGCAAGGAGCGCTGTATTCGATGGTTGGCGCTGGTGCAGGCGGTAGCTGCATGGTAAACGGAAAAATGTTCACTTTTGCAGCCGGAATTGCTGGAGGAAGCTACAATGTGACCTCTGCTGTAATAGGTTCTGGAACTCGCACAGAAAAATCATTCCGCGCAATCCAGGTGGAGATTGATTTCGCCGAGCAGGCACTAGGCCTGCTGATGGGCGCACTAGCCGAGGTATATGCCCACTCTGGGGCGCTCGCATTGTGGGACGCGTTCTGGATCGAGGTGCAGGGCGATTTCGACGCGCTTGATGATGCCTATGGTCTCGATACCTATGCCATCGATCCTGGCTATCTAGCACGCTACCGCGCGCAATTGGACGTTATCAGGATGGAGGCTGGAATCCTCCCAAAATCTGACGCCAGCAGCTCGGGAGGTGGATGCTGGCGTGATGACCAGGACGCCGCCTATTGGTGGGTGGATGAGTCCGGAGAATACCTCCCCGCGTTCACGGGCGCGGCCTACTATTCGGTGGTCCTCAACAACGACGGAGTACCCGAGGGAACGCAGGAGTTTGGGATGGCAGTGCAAACGGCCTGCGAATCATCCCTTAAGGATGGCGACAAAATCACTATCACTATTCGCGGGGCTGCGTCCCGGGATTGGCAGATCGGCGATCAGTTCACCATCCCTGTGGTTGGGGCCGCCGCGGCGCAGTTTGGCGGCGGTGCTGCAGGCGATCCGATCCAGACCTGGAGCGTAACGGGATCTGTGTCCGGGGCCCTGGCGGATTTCGACTACGACAATACCGCGCCGGCGCCGTACAGCGACGGGCCGATCACCGCCACTCTGACGCCGGGGGGCATCCCCTGGCAGGCTGGGGACCGCATCACGGTGGACCTGGAACGCGGCACGGTGCGTTGGCGGGATGTCGGTGGGATCTGGACCACCGTGGATCTATTCGACCCGCTGGCGCTTGATCTAGGAGATGGGCTCACCCTGATGGCTACCACGGGCGCGGCGCCATCCTTCGTGGCGGGGGACAACTGGCGGTTCAAGGCGGTGGCCACCCATGGTACCGATCGGCTCCGCCAGCCAAAGGTGGGCCGCGGCTACGCCTGGGACGGAGCGGCGGTGGAGATCGATCTCGACCTCGGCGCGGTATCTCCTATAGAGGTTGTTCTGCTGGCCCTGCACACCCTATCGGATGGAGCGGCACTGGTAGTAGAGGGGTGCGACACCCCGATCGATCTCGCCGATCCCGGGGCCGTGTGGGCGGTGGTGCCGGCGTGGTCCGTCGGCCCTATCGTGGCCCGCCCTGGTGATGGGACTACCGCCCGCTACCTACGGGTGACGGTCTCAGGTGCAGGTGATGGGGCCTCCATCGGCTGGCTCTGGGCCGGTGTCCCATGGGCGCCAACAATCGACGCCTCGGAGATCACCCAGGTGCGGCAGTACGCCCTGGCCCGCGGGGGCGGTCTCAACGCCAGGGCCATCTACCGCGGTCGCGGTACCGGTGGCCGCTGGCGCTGGACGGCGAGCGATGGGGCGGCCCTCTACGGCGCGGATCTCGACGGGCTGCTGGCCCTGGTCGACCACGTCGCCGAGCAGGGGGCGGAGCCGGTGGTGGTCCAGCCCGACTACCGCACCCCGGCCGGCGCGGCGCTGGCGATCCTCGACCTCGATGCCCTGGAGGTGGCCGACTGGTTCGAGTTCCAGGAGCCGACCCAGCTGGCCGCATCGGTGGAGCTCCCGTTCAAGGCGGTGCTGCTGTGATCCTGCGGATCCTCAGTGTGCCGGAGCTGGTCTTCGAGGCGCCCGAATTGCTCTCGGTGGGTGACGACGCGGCCGGGCTCAACGGCGAGGTCCCGAATGTTACCGTCATCCTGGACAACGCCGACGGAGGGCTGACCGAGCTATTTGTGGATCCGCCACTGTTGGCAGAGTCGGTGCTGCTGGACGGTGAGGTTGAGCAGTTCCGAGGCCGGGTGCGCGGTGTGCGCCTGGCCCAGGAGATCACGGTGGAGCTGGAGGCATGAGCAGGCTGCTGACCGATCCCCTCCCGCTCCGCTCCACGGCGGATCTGCCCGAATACCGCGAGCCCACAACGCTGCCCTGGGTCTACGGCCGGGTGACGGTGCAGGGTATCCCGCTCGATGCCAATGGGGTGGAGTGGTTGATCTCCGATCACCCAATTGTCTCGGTGGAGCGGGTCGAGGTGGGTGGCATGCTCACAACCGGCTGGGCGCTCTCCCAGCGGCAGGACGCCACCGGGCGGGCCATCGCTGTGCTCCGCCTCTCCCAACCTTCCACGACCGCTCCGGCGGTTACGTTGTCCGGCCGTCGACATCCCACCAGTGGCTCCCTGCTGGAGCACCCTGCGGAGATCGCCGCCGACCTGCTGCGCCAATGCGGTTGGCCGGTAGATGGTGGGGCTTTCGAGGGGCTGTGGGACGACCTGCCCGGGTTGGCGGTGGGGTATGTGATCGATCAGCCGGCCACAATACGAGAGGCGCTGGCGGGCCTGCTGGAGCCACTTGGATCGGTATGGAGCGTCCACCCTTCTCCGACGGCTCGGTTGGCCGGTACCGGTGAGCCGGTCACCGTCCTGACACCCTTCCACCTCGACGGGATCTCCGCATCCACAGACACCTCCATGCTTGCCACGGTAGCCAGGGTTTCCTACGGTTGGGACTGGTCCGCCGGCAATGCCCGTTACGGGATGATCCTGCTGGCGCCGGAAGCGGTGGAGCGGTTCGGGGAGATCGTGGCGGACATCGCGCTGCCGATGGTGCGCACCGCCCGGGATGCGCTCTTCATCGGCTCGTCCCGGCTGGCGGGGCTGGCGCGGTCACGGTGGGCGCTTGAACTTACCACCGACGCCTCGGCATCGATCGCCCTCGGCGATACCGTCGCCCTGGATCACCCCTATGCACCGGTACCGCTGGCCGAGATCCGCTCCCGCCGGTTGAGCCGCGAGCGGGGGAAGTTGACCCTCGGGGCCGTGGCGTTGTCCGGTGCCATCCCGCGGGTGGAGCTGGTGCGCTCCTCGATGGCGGTTGATCCAGCTACTCCCGAGCAGCTCACCGTCACCTACCAGGACGGGGTGGCGACATTCACGATTCTCTCCGAGCTCGGCGACCCGATGGAGGGTGCGACCGTCACCCTCGACGGCAGCGACTCCAGGACCACCGACCGCGCCGGTAGAGTGCAATTTCCGACCAGCCGTGGCTCTCACACCCTGCTGGTGACCGCAGCCGGGTACCTGCCCATGGAGCTGGAGGTCTCCGTCTGATGCCCCATATCGTCAAGGCGCCTGATCTGGCGATGACTGTCCGGCTTGTGCGCGGGTCAGATGCGGCCGTCCCAGCAGGATCTACGTCTACCCAGCCGGCCCTAGGTGCTGGACGACAAAGTACCGCCGATGGCCTACGGAGGGTGATCCAGCGCACGCCGGATCTCGGGATGAGGCTGCGAATGCGTCGCGCTCCGGCTGTGCCGGTAGTTGCGTCGGCTCCGGCCGTGGGTGAGCCTATCCGCCTGCTGTACCGAGATGGTGTATTCGGCGTGGCCGGCGTGGATGATTCGCAGCTCGTCACAGGTCCTATCGTCCTGGGAAATGGGTACATAGCCTGTACGCTGGGGGCTGTAGATTCGCTCGCAATCGCAAAAACGTCAGCTGACGCTATCGGGATTAGGCACGATCCTACCGGATCAGGAGACTACGGGGTATTCGACTGGCTCTATTCTGATTGGGGCAATGAGGTGCTATTCCTAGGCTCAGGCGCTGATCTCGCAGGTGTCGAGTGGGGTGGCACGGGGCCGGCTGCAGGCGGCACCGGCTGGCAGTGGTGGGAGAGCTACTACGGAGGGTCTGGCGCTGGATATCCGGTGCAATGGTGGCAGGTAGACGATCTCTATGTAGTCGGGCTGCGAGTGGTCGGGGACCATGAGGCGGCCGTGATGGTTGAGTATCTGCTGGACGACGGCGGCGAGGTGCTGCAACAGCGGATATCGGTAGCATTTGGGGGCGACCGTGAAAACGTAGTGATCGGTCGCGGCATAGATCCAGATCCTGGTTCGGAGGGGTATGGATGCTCAACCGTATCGCTCAATGATGAGGGATGGGGCGGCATCCAAGCGCCTGTCGTGGTCGGGCAGATAGCGCCAGCATATTGCGGGGCTGGCCCGCCGCAGTATGCTCCACTGATATTGCATGCTCCAGATCGCGGAATCGAGAGTGCGAGCGGGATATGCCAGCTCTGGTCCTGGCACCGTTTTGTAGACGTGCTCGATGGTGCTGACGATTACGCTGGCAGCGCGATGACATGCGATTGCTCGATCGATTTGGCCTGGAGGATTCCAGCGGTCGCGGCTGGAGAGGTAGTGCGTATAGACCTCGGCTATGCCTCGTCATCATCCGCCGATCCATTCGCCGGCACTAGCTGGCTATATCCGTGAGGTGTCGCAATGATCAGCCTAGATGGGGTCGAACTGCCGGAGGACCTGTGGTGGTCCGACGAATTTGATTGGCAGCCATACGAACAGGAGGTGCTACACCTCCGGGACGGGGTCTCGATGTTCCGCGAGATCCCGGCAGGGCCTCGCCCAATGACGCTCTCCGGGGAGGTGTGGATCACTCGCGGCGATCTGATTGCCCTACACCCTGAGATCATGACTCCATCCGGGCACGTGCTGCAGCTGCACGACGGCAGATCGCTAAACGTGCGCTGGCGATATCCGGACCCTATCCAGGGAGCCACGCAGGTACGTGATCGCGCCTTTGGGGCCTGGGTTGCCGACCCAGACGACACCGAGCCGTACTTGATCCAGGCGGTGCGATTCTGGATCGAGTCGTAGGTCGTCTAAGGTCAAAGCACTCAAGCCAGTCCTGGCATATGTGGACGCGATGTTGAGGGTGGAGGTCGCAGAGCCCCACGCATAGCAGCGCCCGAGTGGTGCCTCTGTCAACCGAGGCGCCGACCAGGTTGTCGCGTCGGGTCGACGTTCTGACGTTGGCCAGGATATCCGGGCACCGCGATCTCCGGCAGCTACAGGTCTACTACAGAGAGACCGTGGATGAAATCGCGGAGCGGTTGGTGCCGCGCCGTGCTTTCGCGCAACAAATTTAGCAACCTGTTGATACGCTAGGCGTATTTCCGCAGCGCCTGAATAATATCAGGCGGAGGCGCCTGTGTGGCGACTACTATCGTATGTTAGGCTGCACGGGGCCAGCCGTGCAGCCTTGACGGTTACTTCGCCTTCTTTCGGTTGTTCTCACGCAGTTGGCGATCGATTCGAGCATGCACGTCGAGAGTGAGAATGATCGCCTCCTCACGCGTGAATCCGTGCTTCTCCTCCAGCCGCTTCACCGCCGCTGCCCTCCGGTCGATCAGGTAGTCACTTGCTCCGCCGATAAGCTCTGCGAGCTCAGGTCCGAAGAGCTTGATTGCATCCACTATCTGGCGGGCCGCAGGCTTCAGCTCTTCCGCTTGACCGGCGATCTGTAATGCAAATTGCAGTGCTTCTTTCACGTTTCGTTCCTCAGTGTTCAGCCTAACTTGCGGCTCGTTCGGACCCCAGGCCGCAAGCTGGTCCGCCGCGTAATTGTTGGTTCAGTCGTCTGCGGCCTGGGGCCGCACAGCCTTGTCGTTAGAGCGCTCGTTCAGCGCCCGGAAAATATTTTTGCTTTGGGTGTTGCAAAAGCACGGAATCCGTGCCAATATATAACCGTGGTCAGACGCCACAACCCGCGCCTCGGGGGATTCAGGGGCTGGAGAAATACAATGACAAATTTCTACGCAACTACCGATTCCGTTGGCGAGTGGGATGGACAGGAAGAGCGCGCCGCCAGTCAGTTCAACGTCATCGTTGATGAGATCATTGCCATTGCCGGTGACGATACCGACAAAATCGCTGATGCCGTTCATTACGCATGGGACGAGGTATGCAGCGAGGAGTCTCTGCTCACCATGAGCGCCGATGACCTGAAGGCCATCGCTCGCAAGCATGCCTAACCACCCAAACCGCAGCCGGGGCAACCCGGCTGCAAACCCAACCCCTGAGCAGATCCGTGACGCCCGCGAGGCGGCCGGGCTCTCGCAGCCTGCCGCCGCCGCGCTGGTGTACTCCACGCGCCGCACGTGGCAGGACTGGGAGGCTGGCATTGCCCGCATGCATCCCGGTCTGTGGGAGTTGTTCTGTCTCAAACTAAAGTCCTCATCATCCGCGCTCTAACCATTCGCTCGTGCCGACCCGCTACCGCGGGCCGGCACAGCTCCACCGTTATGCGCCAGCAGGCCAGCGATCAACGCATCGCTTACAACGCGCACGCCACGCAGGTTCCACCCGGCGACGAAATTCATTGATACCTCCGGTTCGCCGGCTATCGCTATCACGCGCAGATGCCCGCGCCACAATTGCACCGCAGACACCTCACCGTGATGAGCATCGTCTCGCCGCACGCCAGAGCCGTGCTTGCTCATGCGTAGAGCAACCAATGCCGTTTTCCAATCAGAAAATTCAACTGATCCGAGCATCAGGCGCATAACAACATGCTCCAAGCGACCCGCTACCGCGTGTCGCGTTTGTGGGTTAATTCATGGCTCAGTTCGCGCGGTAGCGGTCGCCTGAGCATGACCGTTAGATGCCGTCCTGCGTCAGTCGCTGCGGGTATGCCAGATAGGTTCCGCGTCCGTCGCTGCACTCGCACTCCGGCATCCCTGCCATTCCAGGGCCGACGATGGTCACCACCTCACCTTCATCCAGGTCAAGCCACTTGCTGCCGACCTCGAAACCGTCGTGGTTGTAGCGGTAGGCTTTGTCGCCGGGGTGGCGGTTTGCATATTCAATCGTCACATTCTTGGTCGTCATCTTCGGTTACCTCGGCGTCTAACAAGGCCGCTACAGCCGACAGGCAAAAGCGGCGCGGTTTCTGTTTTCTAATCAGCGCTCGTTAGCCGCTTTTCCCTGTGGCTGAGCGGCATCGTTACGCCTCACCAATCACCCAGCCATTGTTCTCGAAGAAGTTGTCCATTGGCTCGATGTCTCCGTTAAGATGCCAGTTCGCAACCTGCATGTTTTGGCCGTAGAACATGTCCCACACCTCGCCGACAATACGCTCCGCGTCGGCCCCTCTCCTCAGCTTGTCCAGTATCTCCTCAATCGTAAGCGGCTTGCCATCCATGAGAATTGCCGCGCCATCGTGGCACACGCCTTGCAAGAACTAAGGCATAACAACGCCTTGGATATCAGACCGGCCTTCTGCGGCGCTGTTTTGGTTCTGTTCGTTCGTCACGTTACGTTCCTATCTGTTCGTTTCTTGTTGGCCGGCGGCTCAAGGCGGGCGTTAGGCCACGCGGTCATTGCGAGTAGCAGCGCACGATTGCGGTCGCCCCGTCTTTATCATCGCGCATCAGGGCGTCTCGGACGGCGCGCCCAATGAGCAGGCATTGCGACAGCTCCTCATCGAAATTGCCCAGCAGATCATCCATGTTGACCTCGGCCTCCTCGCCGTCGTCCCCTTCCACCACCACCACTGTCCAATTCAGAGTTTCGCGCATTTTCGTGCTCCAGGGCCTAACGTGCGGCTAGTTCGGACCCAAGGCCGCAAGCGGGTCCGCCGCGTGATTCAATTATTTCATGGTGCGGCCACGGGCCGCACAGCATTGGCGTTAGATTTTTCGCAGCCTCTCGTAGGCGGCGGGTTCCACGTCGTGCAGCCACACCAGCACCGCCATCAGCCGCCGCGCCGCACTATCCGGCTCGCGCTCACCGCGCTCCCAGCTATTCCAGGATGAGCGAGGTACATCCATCAGCCGGACCATCTCCGCAATGGAGAGGCCCAGCTTTTGCCGGGCCTCTGAAGCTGTCATTCCTGCACCATTGCGCATTTTTTCAAAATTTTCTCCGCAACGAACCCGGCGACTTCCAAACTGCTCATTTCAGAAAAATTATTATTTAGTTTCTGCAGCACTAGCTCACCAGCATCCTCGTCCCAGAATAGGTTTAGTTCGTGGTTGACCGCCGGAGTCATTCTCGCTGAGTCTGCTTTGAACGTTCCGACTTTCACCCCTTCGAAAAATAGCACTGCATCGCACCTTCCTCCTACAGAATACCAAGAGCTTACGTTGTATGTGAATTTTGTGTTGATTTTGCGGCTCATTTTGGCTTCCTCGTAGTGGTCGGCGTTGTGCCTTCCTTGATTTGTAGTATACGCAATGCGTATCTATTTGCAATGGGTCAGTGAAAAAAAATCTAACCCGCGCCTAGAGCGGACCCGGCCTATCTGCAGGCCGGCTCAGGCTTCACGTTAGGTTCCTTGCTTCCGTTCCGCCCGTAGCTCTGAAATCAGCGCATCGATCTTGGGCCAGTCGTCCGGGTGGGCCCACCGCTTGCGCTGCACCTCTCCCGCGTCCCTATGCCGCTGCTCTAAGGCCGCGACCCTTGCCGCCCCGTCCTTTGGTCCAGCCGATTTTTTACTGATCTTCTTCTTCATCGGATTCTAGTCCGTATTCAACAACATCGCGCCCAGTCACAACGTTGCTATCGACGGTCTCGCGGCTGATCCGCAGATCACGCCAACCGAGATTCGTTTCAACATCCGCCATAGCCTTCTGGGCTTCCGCCAGGGTTTCAAACTCACACTCCGGTACAGGCTCCCAGTTGCCGCGATTGTAGGTGCCTTGTTCGATGATGTAGCTGGTGTTCATGTTGTCTCTCCAGTTCGGTCGGCGGCATGCCCGCCTCCCTTGAAGATAAGCACAGCAAAGTTGCGCTAACGTCAACATCTTTTTTCGCAATTGGCACCTAACCAGCAAATTCACTCGTACCCGCGCTGTCGCGCGGTCCGGTGATTTGCGGCGTTTGGCGTCTCACCCGCCGCCGGTGATGTCCCGTAGTACGCTGGCCACGCTAATCTCCCTAGCCCTCAGCAGCGCGGCCAGGTCGCACCAGACCCCGGCAGGGATCGGGCGCTCTCTCGCCATCCAGGCGCGCATACGGCGCGGGTCAGATAGTCCGAGCGCACGGGACAGGTCAGATTGCCACCGATCCCCGTACAATGCCTCACCGCACGCCCGCAGCGCATCCGGCCCATGCGTCTCGGATAGATCCATCGCGGTCAGATAGCGGTAGTACCCAACCCAAAATTGCCCCATGCCAAAACTGTCCCCGGCGTATTGGCCCGGGTCAGCAGGGAGGCCAGCAATCAGCTCTCCCACGTCATCCGCCAGTACCTCATTACGCTGCTGCATCAGACCTAGAGCGGCCAGAGGGGATACGGGCAGCAGGTCTACGACGCACTGCGGTATGGCTTGCCCTATGCCGTAGACGGCCCGGGCGATCATGCCCAGAGTGCGCATAGGGTGGCGTTGGGTAGTCATGTCGGTAGTCTCCAGGAAAATTCGCGGGCCGTTGTGTGTTATAGGCCGTAGTAGGCGATAGCCTTCTTGAGGTCGCCAAACCCACTACCGGCCGGAAATCCGGCCACCTTATAGCCGACTGCTGTGTCTTTGGATCCCAGCATTGCCCCCTCAGGAAGCGTCTTGAGCCAAGCATTCCAGGCTGCGCGGCAACGGATGGTGGTTTCTCGTGTCCATCCGACAGGCGCTTTGTGCAGGCCGATGTACTTGTTGTGCGGGTTGTAGCCCTCGCCACCCTCGTTGTAGAGGTTGTTGTAGGCCAGCCAGGCGGGGTTGATGGTGCGGTTGGTAGTCATGGTCGGCTCCTAAGCCTGATCTGGTGGCCCCTATGGCCTCCCTCTTGATCCTAAGATTAGGATCATTTGCGACATCTGTCAAGAGAGACGCCAAACAAAAGTTTGCAGCGGACCAACGGCCCAGGCGTATGCTTGCTTATACCGCCTCCCTCCGCTCCACCGCCGTACCCTCACACTCCAGGACATGCGCCACCAACGCCCGGCAGATCGCCGGCCACTGGCTTTCCAGGAAGAGCACGGCGGAGCGCTCCTTGGCGGCCGGTTGGATGGCGAGGGTCTCCTCGATGAACGCCGCCGGCAGGGCGAAGCCGAGCCGGTCGCGGATGTCCCCCAGCTTCAGGGTGGCAGGTTCGCTTTTGTCTACCATCAGCTCTTCCACCATGCGAGGAACTTCCGCCTCTCCATCTTGATTCTCGCGGCCCTGCCCTGATACCTGATTAACTGAACGCGCCCAGCACTCCGGGTCATCGCATGGTGCTCCACCATGGTTCCCGTCACACTTCCAGGCCGCGCGCCGGTCCGCCTCTTCCTGCTCATGGCGCTTCCGTTGCTCCAGCCGCCGCTGCTCGACCTCCATCGCCTCGCGCGCCTTGCGCTCCTCTTCCTCCCGGATGCGCTGCCGCTCCGCCTCCAGCCGCTTCGCCTCGGCTTCCTTGTAGTCGGCGATGCGTGCCTTGATGGTCATCTCGACGTGGACCACCGGCTCCATGGCCAGGGCGGCGCGGTCGTGGAACAGGTGGCGGTACTCCACCGGGACCTCCGCCAGCTTCGCCAGAGAGGCGCGCACACCGTCGAACAGATCGTTGGCCGCGATCCTGGCCTCGGCCACCGCGCCGTCCGCGGCATCCTGCAGACTCAGGATCGTCTTCTTGCCCTTCATCGCGGCGGCGATGCGTTGGCCTGTATCCTGCGGGAAGGGCAGGGCGAACCCGCCAAGCGTGGCATTGAGCTTGTCGTAGTGCCCGCGCACCACCGCGACCGCCTTGGCGTGGATCGCCGCCCGCCGGTTCTCCTTCTCCGCCTTGACGACCTTCTCCGCCTGGAGACGGGTGTTGCGGGCGAGATCCCGGTAGGTCGCCACCGCCCGGCGCATCTCCTCGATACTGGAGGTCTGGGCCAGGGCGTTGGTCTCGGCAGAAATTAGCGCCTCCTCCGCCCGCTTGAGGGATTTGCAGGCCGCATCGAGATCGGCAAAGTCCTGGTCCGTCTCGGGCTTGAGGTTGAGGCGCTCGACGTAGGCCGTCAACGCCTCACCGAAGGCGGGCAGGTTGTCGGTGATGGCGATCTGCCCGCTCACCTGCACGGTGACCGCCGGCAACGCCTCCTGCGGCGCCGCGACCGCTTCCGGCCGGATCTGCTGGTGGACATATTCGAGCAGATCGCTTTTGGCCTGCTTGTAAGCAGCGATCAGCTGGTACCGGTGCTCCGGGTCCAACACCACCTGCGTGCTGATCGTCCCCGCCTCGGTGCCGTCGGAGACCGTATAGGTCGCGACTTCTGCACAGCTTACAATCAGCTGATGCACCACCTGCCAGTAGTCCTCATCCGGAACTCTTCCGACTCGCACCTCCGACGCCTTCGCTTCGTTCCACTGCTTGCACTCCCAGGAATGGTCGTACAGCATCGTCAGCCCGTCGAAGGAGGCAAGCAGCCGTAGGCCCTCCACCTCCCGCTCACCGGTCACCGGATAGAGATCCTCTCCGATGCGCCCCTCGATGATCGGTCGCGCCAACGCCTCCACCTCGTGCCCGCGGGCAAAGACGTTATCGATCAGCCACTGGCTGAACTCCTGTTCACCGCCGGTGGCGCGCATCCGGATCAGCGCCGCCCGGGTCAGCTTCTTCGAGGCGCCCATGACGATCGGGGCCTCACTGGCGGTGAAGTCGGCGGCTACGCGCGCCGCGTGCCACTCCGCGCCGCCCTGTACCAGGTTGTGGAGCCTCATGCTCATTCCGCGCCCTCCTTCAGGGACTCTTCCAGATCATACAGTCGGCCGATCTGCTCATCCGTCATCCGGAACTTGCTGCCGACGGTGTCGATGATGCGCCTGGCGTCGAGATTGCCGGACGCCATCGCCGCCTCCCATTTCGGCCAACTGGCGGCGAACTGTTCCGCGGGATACTCCTGCAACTCCGCCGTGGTGGTGGGGCGGTCGACGAGCTGGGCCGCCCCCATATCGATCTCAACGATCCGCTCTGCCTCGTCCGGCTCAAAGATCCCGACATAGCCGAAGGCGAGCCGCGCACACTGGATCGTCGCCTTGTGGCGCAGCATCCGCCGTGGGTGTGACTGCCAGGGGCCGACGTTTGCCCGCTTACACTCCCCCATGTACTCCGTCACCTTGGTCGGGTGGGACCGATCCTTGCGGTGGATGATGCAGGTGCAGGACTCACCATCCTCCACAAACTCAATGCCATCGAACTGCGGATGGCCGTTGATAATCCGGCTCCAGCCGTCCACCCCCACCACCGGCACGATGCCGTTGTTCTTGTCCGGGAAGGCGTAGATCTCCTTGGTCCAGGGGTTCAGTCCGTACTGCGTAGCGACCACCAGCAGAGCGGTCATCTGGGCGTCGGATACCTGCCCCTTGAAGGCCGTAGCCTTGAGGGTGTCGACCAGCTCGCGGCCATCTCCGATGTCGAGCTTTGCCGCCAGTTTGTTGGTCAGGGTGGTCAGTACATTCATCTCGGTTTCTCCGTCGTCATCCAAAGTTTGGTAGCGGCGATCACACCACCTCCCCATATAGCTGTTCGACGCTCAGGCCCAGCGCCTTGGCCTCCAGCTTCATCTCAATCATCCGCCGAGCGACCTTATTCACGCCACCGCCAGGCGGCGAATAAGACCGATCAGGAGCGGCTGTAAGTGCTCCAGCCGGAGCCGCGGAAACCTCCTTGTTCGCAGGCATCACAATGAAAAGTCGATAGGTCTCCGCGTCCTTACGCTGAGTGCGCTGTATCTTGCCTTGCTCCATCAGCTCATCAACCGCCGAGCGCACTCGCGCTTCATCTATCCGCAGTTCTTTTGCCATACTTTTGACCGTGCGACCGGTCAACCCGTAGTAGGAAACCATCCTATGCACTTCGTAAGGCACATCCATCTTCATTCTCCCAAGCGCTTCGGACATTGTTTCGGCCTGGATCTCTCGTGCGATCTTCGCGATGTTCATCCGTTATCCCGCGCAACCTGAGCCGCGCGAACGATATTTCGAGCAGTCTTTTCCTCCTTGATCCGCTGCATTGATTCGAGTCTAGATTCCATCGTCTGAGCGCGACGCAATGCCACATCACGCTGATCTCGCATGTCATTCCTCTCCGCCTCTGCTTTGCGCCTTGCGCTGCGCTCTTCAAGAATCGCGAAAACCACAAACAGCAGCACCAAAATTGCAATTAGTACCAATCCATAAATAGGCATCACGCAGCCTCCGGTCCGTCCGGCAAATCAACCCCGACGATCTGGCGGCGGTTGTGCGGTATCTTCGCCCTGTTGCCGTTACCATGTCGCTCGGCATTGATCGGTGGCTCTCCAAGAAACAGCACAGCGCGTCCAACGCCATCGGTGCGAATGTCCGCCCCGTATCGGATGCACAGCCGAAACATCGCGTTGGCGTTGTGGCACGTTGCCGGGTGTAAATAGATGTTGCTCATGGTCTAGTCTCCTTCTCGATCTTGCGGACAGCCGCCCGCTTCATCAGTCGGTGAAGGTCGCACACGGCGGCGAAACGACGCTCGGCGGCCTCTTGCGATTGCCCATAGGCGTCAGCGCATAGCCGGGAGACGATCACATCCAGCTCGGCGTACTCCCCACCGGTGGCTATGTCGCCCTTGAGGTGGCAGGAGATCAGATCGCCCACCGCCTCGGAGTCGGTCACCAGCTCGTGAACCCTGGCATCCCGCGCGTCATCCTCGGCGGTAGTGTCGGTGTAGTAATCAGGGTCCTCGCCCTCCCGGAACGGCCCGCCCGGGCCGGTGGACCACATCGAGCCCTTGGGTGCCGTGATAGTCTGCCGTCTCAGTTCCATCGTCCTCTCCTCTCTCTCTTCGGTAGGGCCTTCCACCCCCGTGATCACGCTGGTGATCTCTGCCGGGATGGGAGTGGCTACCATTGGCGCTCCCGGCTGCGCTGCGCCTGACGCTAGGCGTCGGCGTGCTTGCGATGGGCGAATAGTAAGCCGCCTTACCGCCATTGTCAATACTCTTACATTTTACAGTTAGGTCTGTTATACTGCGCTTACATTTTGATGGGCGGTATAGGTAGCAATGCCAACTCAATCAGCAACTGATTTCGCATGGTCCGTGGTTGGAGGATATCCGCTGACGCCAGAAAGCGGCCTTCTGGCAAGCGACGCTCGCTGTTGGCTTTGCGGAGGAGACACGCACGGCCAAGGGTGGCCGTTGCGCGAGGCCGTCAAGCCGACGTTTACAAATCACAACCGAGCCCGATGCAATACATCGAACGCGGTGTGCCAGCCATGCGTGGCGATGAGCAGCAAGGCGACCTGGGAGCGGTATGTGGCGGATCATCCGGAGATGGGGCTGAAGACTGGGCACGCGATGTCGTGGCGGTTCTATTCACACCTGTTCTATGCGGAATATCACGAGTGCCCAGATCGGGAGCGGCACAGGGCGATTTTGCTAGATCCTCCGCCCCCACCATTTCTTCATGTGATCGCTACCAGCGGGCAGAAGCACATTATCTTTCGTGCTCAGGTGGCCCATGATCGGGAATTTTTCCCGGTCCAGTTCGAGGAGGAGACGGTCTACATTCAGCGTGCGGCGTTCGCCCATCTGCTGGCGGATTTCGAGGCGGGGCTTGCGGCGGGGATTTCCCGCGACGACCTATTGACCGGACGGTATCACCCAGCCACGGCCAAGCGATTGAGCGTGTCGGATTGGAGGGCGATCGAAAGCCGGGTTTCGCTCTGGCGTTCGATGAGGCCGCAGTGGTTGCGGATTGCGCATCATGTGGCGAGGCGCCCTGAATGACGCGCAAGGAGGCCCTGCTGCACGCCAGGCTGCCAGTCTATCGAAATCAAGTAGCGGCAGCGCACGAAATTGTGCGTGAGGCGCTGTCGCTGTGTCGGTCTCCGTTCGTGGCGTTTTCGTGCGGCAAAGATTCTGCGGTGCTGCTCCATTTGGTGATGCAGCACTCCCACGATATCGAGGCCCGTTTTATCCGCTGGCCTGAAACCAATTTGCTCTCCAACTATGACGCCGTGATCGACGACTGGAAGGTGCGCTTTGGGATGCACGTCCAGATCCTCGATATGACACGCGATTCGCTGGACGACCGCGTTTCCGGCCGCTGGTGTGTGCTGCAAGGGGCGAGCGATGCGGTATTCAACGGGATGCGGGCAGACGAAAGCCGGATGCGGCGGATTGCGCTGAGCAAGCGCGGACCGATCTACCGCAGGGCGGACGGTGTGCTGCGGGTCTGCCCGCTGGCGCGGATGACCACGGCGGACGTTGCCGCATATATCGAGACAAACGAACTGCCGACCCTGAACGCATACATTGAAAACGGGTACGAGGCGCGTACTACATCGCGCATTCCGCGGGCGGATTACGGCATCCGCGAAAACATGCTGGCGCGCCTCCGCGTCAATAACCCACCGGCCTATGCGGCGCTGAAACAGATCTACGAGGAAATTTGAATGATCTACGGATTCGACACCGACGACCAATCCGCCGCCACCGCGGCGCTGCTGGTATACGCCATCTACCGCTCGCGTGACCGCAAGCGCTACAAGGTAACCCCAGATATGTGGGCGCAGATCGAGCGCTTCGCCAAGGCGAGCGCCAAGCGGGCCACCACACTTCCGGCCTGGATCGAGGCCTTCAAGCCGCGCCTTTCCTGCGCCACAATCTCACCGCGCTGGATGGAGGTAGGGATCAAGGGCGTAGCGGCTATCGACATTGGGCGCGGAGGGGTGCCGACCATGGTTCAGATGGCCGACGCTCGCGAGTTTTTGACTGCTCCAATCAACGCCGCCGATCACCGGCTGGCCCTTGAGCGGCTCTACAAAGAGACCGCATGGGTGGTACTACTGGTGCGCGACCGTCTTGAGCGCGAGAAGCCGCTCGAAGGCAAGTATGAGTCTGCTATCAACGATCAAGAGGATTTCACCAATGTCTGATGTTCGCCTGTCCGGCCTGTTCTCTCTGCTCTCACCGCTGTCACACATCGGCGAGTCTATTTCCACTACCTCCTATCTGGTTCAGGAGCCGATCATTCAGCAGAACGGCAGCATTGAGGATGTCTTCTGCTATTCTGGAAACGCCTGGCGGGGGCAGCTCCGCGACCTCGCCGCAGCCTACATGCTCGACGCTCTGCAGATGCGCCTTCCGATGGAAGCCTTCCACATGCTGTTCAGCGGCGGAAAGATCGGCGGCGATCAGGTGGTGGATATCGCCCGCGCCCGTTCCGTGCGCAAGGCGATCCCGATGCTGTCGCTGTGGGGCGGTGGGCTAGGAAATCAGATCCTCCCAGGCAAGCTGCGGGTTGGAAACTGCTATCCGGTGTGCAAGGAGGTGGCGCACCTGCTGCCGGAGGAGGTGGCGCTGGCGGCAACTGAAAGCTACCGTGGCATGACATTCGAAAAGAGCTTCAGCCGCAAGGACGACGCGAAGAATCCGCAGTTCGCCGACAAGTACCTGCCGGCGCCGGATGTTGATTTACTTGGCGATGAGTCCGGCGGCAAGAAAGGAAAGGTCAAGGCGAAGGATGAAGGTCCGGCGGATCAGATGCGCATGACCTGCGAGCTGCTGGCCCCAGGGGTGACGCTATACACAGAAATCGACGTGCTCGACGCGTCCGATGTTGAACTCGGGTGCTTGGTGTCTGCCCTGCATCGCTTCGCCCGTTCTCCGCACATCGGAGGTCAGGCGAACAAGGGGCATGGGCGGGTGCGGTTGGATTACCGGATCACCGACCTCGACAGCGGGGAGACCCAATCGTTCATGCGGGCGGATGGTTCGGCGCGTCTTGCTCAGCGGGCGGACGCGGCGAAGGCCGCCTATGACCGGCACCTTGAGGAGACCTACGCGGCATATTTGGATAACAACGGGGCAGCCATCGGCGGCTTGCTGGGGGCGGTCTGATGTTCCTGGCGCGGGTACCGGCCCCCAACGCGCCGGCGTATGCCGTCCACCAGTACCTCTGGGGCTATTTCGACCTGCCTGATGGGGAAGACCGCCCTTTCCTGTTTCGGCAAAGCGGAGACAACTTGCTGATGCTGTCTCAGCATCGACCAAGTGCCCCTGTGGTCAATGTAGCGGAACGTATCGAGGCCGGCCGCGCCTATAGTTTTGAGCTGCTGGCGAGCCCGGTGAACGGACGCAAGAAGCGCGGCGATGACGGCCGCCGCAGGGCCGTTGCGCTGGAAGGTAACGAGCGGCTGATGGCGTGGCTTGAGTCACGGTTGGAAGGAGCGGCGTTACGGTTCTGTCAGGCGTTCGCGAGGGATACGCTGAGGTTTAAGCGCCAAGGCGGCAGTCATGTGGTGGTGCCAAGGGTGGCGTTCAGCGGGGTCCTATATGTCCATGACAAGTCTCTATTTCTGATGGACATGATGCGCGGGCCTGGGAAGGGCAAGTGCTGGGGGTGTGGGATGATCTATCTTCCGGAGGTGATGAAATGACGCTGCGCATTGTCGCTCATTTGGCAAACGGCTTTGCCGCATCCGACCCATGGTCCCCATCAATTGACGCCATCCTCGGTTACTGGATGCTGCGTGATCGGATGGGTGATGAGGAGTTCTCGGCGTCCCAAGCGGTGGATTCAGGAATGGCACCTGTAGAGGGGATACCTCTGGCGATGGACAGCCACGACGACCTATGGTGGTATCTCTGCTCATCTCCGATATACGACCAGCAAGCAGAGTTTCTGCGCTATTTCCACCGCCGCTTCGACGTCCAACAAGCGGAGCGCTACATGGAGGAGAAAAAGGGGCGCGTGCAGGTGACGGCTGGGCCGTTCAAGAACTTCCGCCTATCCTCGGTGGTGCATGCGTGCCGGACGGTTACATGGCATGCGGAAGGAGATCGCGCTGGGGTGGCACTGCTGCTGCGGCGCTGCCATGCGATCGGAAGCAAGATTGGCTCAGGCAACGGCCGGGTGCTGCGCTGGGACGTTACGGAAGATGGCGAAGCAGAGCTTGCGAGGCTGCATCGTCCGATCCCTGAAGATGTAGCGGTTGTCCGCGAAGGGGTAAGGATGATGTGGGGGTTTAGGCCTCCTGGGAGGCTGCGTGAAAACCAGTCCGTGTGCGTGATGCCATAAAACGGATTACCAGCCACGCCACGCGTAATCGGTAAGGGTATTGACATAGGCGGTAAGTTGGCTTACTATTCGTGGCATGAAAAAGACAACCGCCATAAACTTCTTCGGAAGCACAAAGAAGCTGGCTGATGCCCTCGGCATCTCCAGGCATGCTATTTACCAGTGGCCTGAAGACCTTCCTCAGCGAACTGCGGATGAAGTGGTAGGTGCAGCAATCCGCACCGGTCGGATAAGCGTTGATTCAGAGTTTCCTCTGTCCGCTGAAGCCACACCGCAGCAGGCCGCCTGATGCCATCCACAACCATCTCCTCCACCCCAGGCAACGTGTTGTGCACCATCACGGCTGGGTTTTCGATCCCCCTGGGCCTCACCAAGGGCTTTTTTTAGATTTTGTTTCCATGGCTGCATTATGTGTATATCCACGCTGCAACGCCGTGTTACAAGTAGGGCAATAACCAAATGGCTCAGCGCGGCGTCAACAAGGTACTACTGATCGGCCACATTGGGGCCGATCCTGAGGTGCGCTACCCGCCGAGTGGCGGGGCGGTTGCAAATGTTAGCATCGCGACCAGCGAAAGCTGGAAGGACAAGAACACCGGCGAGCCCCAGGAACGGACGGAATGGCACCGTGTGGTTTTTTTCAACCGCCTGGCGGAGATCGTCGGCGAGTACGTGAAGAAGGGCTCCAAGATCTACGTCGAGGGGAGCCTGCGCACCCGTAAGTGGCAGGGTCAGGACGGTCAGGATCGATGGACCACCGAGATCGTCGCGAGCGAGATGCAGATGCTGGACATCAATGGCGGCGAATCAAACAACGGTCAAGGAAACAGCCCGCGTGGTGACAGCGGTTCTCGGCAGGCTGGTGGTCACCAGTCAAATAACCAGCCACCGATGGACGCTGGTGGCGACTTCGATGACGAAATCCCGTTCTGACCATGTCGCGTACCACCCCACAGCCTGAGCAGGCCCCCGGCGCCGCCCCCTTCATCCAAGGGTACTGGGCCGCGTCCGAGGCTGGCTACGGGATCACCACCATGGTGCGCCCTACCCCACCGAATTGGAGCTTCGGGCACCGCGATCCGTCCTGGGTGGCAGAGTGGCAGCGAGGGGTAGACGCCTACCGCGACTGGCTGCTGACAGATGTGGGGATGGTGCGGGTGGAGCGGGAGCTTGGGGAGTAGAGGAGGGCGGCATGATACACGACACAGCATTCATAACATTCGTTGCGCAGATTAGCAGGCTTGCGGCGGCCTATGCGCTGCAAACGATCAGCGGGGTGACCGGGGCATGTGCCCGCAAACATGTGGAGGTGATGTACATAAAGCTGCAGCCATATTTCGGATCGAAGATCCGCATCACCCATAGGTGGCTGGCGAAGATCAGCCGGATGCTCGTGGAGCAGGATTAGGCGGCGCAGGAGCTGCAACATGACCGACTGGTTCAGATGGTGGCACGGCACGGCGACCGACCCGAAGTTCGGAGTCGTCTCGATGCGGGCCGGCTGCTCCCTCCCCGAGGTGATCGCGATCTGGGCGGTGCTCCTGGAGAACGCCTCCCAGGCGGACGACCGGGGGGAGATCTCCGGTATCCAGGCCGAGGAGATCGCCTGGAGCCTGCGGGTGGAGGCGGAGACCGTTCAGGCCGTGCTCGAAGCGATGGTCGACCGGGGCCTGATCGAGGACGACCGCCTAACCGGGTGGGAGCGGCGGCAGCCCGGGAGGGAGGATGCGGTGAACCCGGGGTCGATGACATCAACAGAGCGGTCCCGCAAGTGCCGTGGGAGGAAACGCGAGGAGAAACAGGAGGTTGAGGAGATTGCCGAGGTGGCGCAACGCGATGCAACGCCAATGCAACGCACTGCAACGACGATGCAACGCGAGGCAACGCCCCAGAACAGAACAGATACAGAGAAGAATTTCTCTCTCTCACACACCGCGCGTGAGGACGAACCGCCACCGGGGACGGTGACCGCGCCGGACGGTTCGGTGCGGGCCAAGATCCCCACCGACTTCGCCGTGACCAAGACCCACCGCGACTACGCCAAGGCCCACGGCCTGCCACCCCCAGACGACTGCCTGCTGCAGTTCGCAGCCCACCACGAGGCGAAGGGGACCCTGTCGGCGAACTGGGATGCCGAGTTCCGAAAGTGGCTGGCGAACGAGAAGGCGTTCCGAAGGAGCCCCCCCGGGGGCGCAACCGACGGCAGACGACCGAAACCCACGACACGAGGTAGACACGATGAAGCAGGCGGCGAATTTGGAGGAAAGGATTACCAAGCTGGCGCAACGCTCGGAATCCTCGCTGACCACTGAGGAGTTCCAGGCCCAGGTTGCCGAGGCGGACCGCAAGGCGCGGCAGGATCTCGCGGATGCCAAGGCGGCGACCCAGCAGGCGGCGGTGGAGAAGGCCCTCAAGCGGGCAGGGGTCCCCCCGCGGTTTGTCGGCAAGTCCTTCGCCGGGTATCAGGCCAGGACCCAGCAGCAGCAGACCGCGCTGCAAGCCTGCCGGCGGTACGGTGATGGCTGGGCCAGGTTGCGCGAGCAGGGGGTGAACCTTGTGCTGACCGGCGCCCCGGGGACCGGCAAGACCCACCTCGCGATCTCGGTGCTGCAGCAGGTGATGCAGGCAGGCCACACCGGGGTCTTTGTCTCGGTGTCGGAGATGCTGCGGGCGATCCGGGCGACCTACTCGCACGGTGCCGAGCAGACCGAGGAGCAGGCATTCCGCTCGTTCATCGCCCCGGACCTGCTAGTGCTGGACGAGGTTGGGGTGGCGATCGGGGACGAGGAGAAGCGCAAGGCGATGGTCTTCGACGTGCTCAACGCCCGCTACAACGGGCTGCGTCCGACGATCCTGATCGGCAACCTGACGGTGCCGGAGATGCAGCGCTACCTCGGGGAGCGGGTGTGGGATCGTATCATCGAGGGCGGCGCCCCGGTGGTCCCGTTCGACTGGGAGAGCTACCGGCGGATGAGTGTGGTGAGGGGGGCGGCGTGAGCGATCTGCGAATCATCCAGGGGGGAAAGTGCGAGAACGATGGCGGCCGGGTGCTGCGCCTGGAGCGCCGCTTCTTCAACCAGAAGTGCAACACGACCACCTGCAGCTGGATGATAAGCCGGCGACCGTCGAGTTCCTCGACTGCGGAGAGCGGATGGACCAGATCCAGGTGCTGCTACGGTTCGCCAGGCAGGATCGGGAGGTGGTGGAACGCCAACGCCGGATGAAGGAGATCAACGAGAAGCTGAATGTCCGGGTGCGGACCAAGTGCGAGAACTGCTGCCGGATGACCGTGATCAGTGGACTTTGAGATGCAGACCCGGAATCAGATAACCCTGATCGTCACCGGCGAGCCCGTCGCCAAGGGCCGAGCTCAGGCCAGCGTCGTTCGCAGGAGAGACGGTAGTTTCGTCACAGGATCGAATGGGCGCGCAGTGATCACCCACCGTACCCCCGCCAAGACCCGCAGCTGGGAGAACGACGCCAGGCAGCTGGCGCGGATCGAGATGGGAACCCGCAAGCCATTCTCCGGCCCCATGCAGGTCGAGGTGGTGGCGGTATTCGTCCCATCCCGCTCGTGGCCCGCCTGGAAGCAGCAGGCGGCTCTGGATGGGATGGTGTGCCACACCGGCAAGCCGGACGCCGACAACCTCGCCAAGGCGGCCAAGGACGCCCTCAACGGGGTGGTGTGGGTGGACGATGCCCAGGTGATCGATCTGCGGACCAGGAAGGTCTACGGGGAGCGGGCGGAGGTGCGAATCCAGGTACTGGAGATCCTGGCAGCGCCGTCCCAGGTGACCCGGAAGGCTGATCTGGCGGCGTGACGAACAACAACCGGAGATTGCCGAGATGAAACTGTTTTCACTGATCGGAGAGGCCGAGATCCTGCACATCAACATCCGCAAGGAGGGGCCTGAAGGGGAGGTGACCGCCCTCGATGTGAAGCTGAAGGCGGAGACCGACGGCGCTATCCTCCAGTCCATCATCGGATGCGAATCCGAGTCGGACCTGCTGATGGCCTTCTGGGATGTAAACGACGAGGATGGAAACCCGCGCTTCTGGGGGATGACCACCGCCAAGGCCGAGACCTTCTTCGAGGGGCAGCACGACGTGGTTATGTTCGGAAGCCACACGGTCCGCCCGCGCAAGATCGCCAAGTTCGAGTTCGAGTGCCGGCCGCGCATGCAGGTGGAGCTGACCTTCGTGCTCAGTATCGGAAACCCGGACGATAACCTGCTGGCCCTATTGGCGGAGCAGCTGAAGGGGTCGGTGCTGATCGAGATCACGCCGGATGCGGATCTGCTTGATGGGATGGATCTGGCGGCGTAGTGGCGGCTTAGATTGACGAGTCCCACTATGCGCTCATGGACAGGGCGGTGCGAGACATGGGTGACGATATGCTCTGGGTGGTGATGGTGCGGTACCTGAACAACAACCAAAGCTTATCGAAGTTTAGCGATCGGGAGTGCGCCCGCATTGCCGGGATATCACATAACGCATGGCGCGAGGCGGTTGCAATGACGCTCGCCTGGGTGGCATCGAGGTGGGCAGATAGGAGGATCGCTGCATGAGCTCCGCGCGCCACCGATCAAAAATGTACTGGGTGCAAGTGGAGGGAGATTGAGTGAGCGACAGGCTTGAAATTGACATCGACGAAGTGCAGTCGGCGCTTATTGATTTCGTAGGCGATGACGAAGTACGCGCGGCTTTCGGTCGCATCGTTGTAGCGCTGATGTACGCTCAGCGGTTGGCTGAAGAGTCCGCAGCAGACGCCGCTACTGCACAGCAGCACCTCGCATTAGCCTCAGCGAACGCCTGTCCAGGCGGTAACATGTGGATCATCCGCGACAGAAACGGGCGTGCGGATGGTCTGATGCGCTGCGAGCAGGCGGCGCGCGATATGCGAAACTACCGACACGGGACGACGGGCGAGATGAAGCTCGTGTCGGTCGTGGATGGCGTGCGCGAGATTATGGGTATAGGAGCGTGATGATGGTTCCATTATCACATCCGGATTTAAAAACGCGGAGTCTACCGGCTCCAGTTTAATTAATTGTTATGCGCTACGGCGCTTGGATAAATCGATGAAACTGACAAAAGCACAGCCTAATAACCAAGAGCCTACCGTAAGCCTTGGCAACCTAGCCTGTGGAGCGGTTTTTCGCTTTGCCCACCTCTCTTTCGATGAGGCTTTAAAAGAGGACGCATTCTACATGGTTGCTGACTCACCTGAAAAGAGCGGCGTGGTGATTATTAACTTGGCGGACGGAAAACAGATGATGCGCGACAAAGACCATCGTGTAATTGAGCACAAAGCCGCTTTGGCCTTGAGCGCCTAACGGCGAGTTTCAGCGGCGCGCGCATTTGGCGCGTCCGCTGGAAACTGGTGTTAGATTTTTTTGCTCCGATCTCAAAAAAAGGCTTGCAATCATACCCAGTGGGTATATACTAAGAATCAAGGAAGGCAACCGCCGACCCCCAGAGAGGAAGTAAAAATGTCAAAGTACGAAGTCAGCGCAAACGGAACGGTGTTTGGGATCTATGAGGCGGACAGCGAGCAAGCGGCACGCGACCTCTGCGCACAGGATGCAGGGTATGAGTCAGAACAAGAGATGGAAAAGCGGCTTGAGCAACCGAGCGAGCTGGAGGCGGTAGAAGTCGAATGACACCGCAAGAGGCCCGGCAAAAGCTGGGCCTCTCCATCGCGGAGATGGCCCAGGCGTGCGGAGTCCACCGGCAGACGTGGACCAAGTGGGAGCGAGGCGAACGGGAGCCGGACAAAGCAGCACAGAGGCTGATCAATGTGCTTGTGTGGCTGCAAGACGAAGAGCCGGCCGCCTACGAAAGGCTGGTGAAAATCTAACATACGATAGTAGTCCCAGACGCCTGATATTATTCAGGCGTTGCGTAAATACCAGAACAACATCAATGCCATGCACATTCTGTTGCGTCAAAACACGGAGCTTGCACTGTGCTCACAATTTTGGTACTGTTTTTCTAAGCTAGGCGCCGGTTATGGATAGGGCCAGAATAACCCGCGAAAGCGGGTTTTTTTGCGCCTGACTATCTACCATCATCCTACCCGCCTCGGATTTTTTTATGCCCGGAGATCATCATGACACGTATCAAGACAATCTTTTTCGCCCCCGCACTCATGCTCGCCCTGGCCGTCGGCCTGGTGGGCTGTAATGAGCCGTCCCCAAGCGAGACCTCCGCGACCGCCGCTGGGGCGATCACATTCACATACGACGCCATCTCCCTGGCCCAGTCCATCAAGGCGATCGACGCCCAGCTCCCCCGCGTCAACGCGATGGCGGAGGCCCCGCAGGGCGACTACTCGGCCGAGGAGTGGAACTCCCTAACCCTCAACCTGGCGGTGATCAACGACGTCCGGGACGGTGCGCGCAACCTCGCCAAGTCCGGAACCGTCGGCGCCGTGGTCAACGCGGTGAAGGTGGCCAGCAACATCGACGACCTGCTCGCCGCGCTGGACTCATCCTACGCCATCGTGAGCGCCCACCGGGCCGAGATCGACCAGCCGCGCATCAACCAGCTGGAGGCCTTCTGGGCATCGTCCGAGCGGTTGCGGGTGAGCCTGCTGAAGCTGCGGGAGCTGGGTGAGCGTGCCGACGTGACCCCGTATTTGCAGTCCGCCCTGGGGCTCGCCGGGATCGCGGGAAGCATCATCGACCTCGGGTTGGTCCGGTAACCATCAGCGCCCCCCGGCCGGAGGAAAGATCATGACCAAGTTGTTTTACCTCGCAGTGCAGGCGGTACTCAGGTCCGAGGGGGTGCTGAGTGACGACGCCGCAGACCGTGGCGGGTTCACCAAGTACGGGATCTCCAAGAGGTCCTATCCGACGCTAGATATCGCGGCGTTGACGGAAGACGACGCGATCCAGCTCTACCACCGCGACTACTGGACGGCGGCTGGTTGCGAGCTGTTGCCGCCGGCGTTGGCGGTGGTCCTGTTCGACGGGGTAGTCAACCACGGGGTGCGTACCGCCTCCAAGATGTTGCAGCGTGCGGTTGGTGCGAAGGAGGACGGCGAGGTCGGGCCACGCACCGCGGAGGCGGCGGTCGCCGCAGGGTGTCCTGCGCTGGATCGGTACATGGCCGCCCGCGGACGACTCTATTTCAACCTGGCGCGAAACGATCCTCGCCAGGAAAGGTTCATTGATGGGTGGCTCGCGAGGCTGATCCGCACCACCAGAGAGGCGATCAAGATCCATCAGGAGGTGACCCAGTGAACGCCAAACATCGGATGATTCGATTGGCGGTCGGCCTCGCGCCGGCCATGGCGGCTACGCTGCTAGGGGCGTGCGTAAGCACCGCCGAGAAGGTGGCGCTGCTGCGCTCGGTTGAGGTGCCGAGCCCGACCGTGACCGACGAGATTCCGCTCGCTGGCGGTGGAGTGCTCAGGCTGGAGCGGGAGAACCAGGCCTATACCGCATGGATCTCCGCCGTCGGCTCGATCCGTACCAGCGAGGAGCTGGGGGTGGGCGTGCTGCAGACCGCCATCTCCGCCACCGTTCCAGTCGCCGGACAGGCGGTGATGAATTACCACAACCAGCAGGCCAACATCGAGCTTGGCAAGGTCAGGGCGACCACCGACGGGCGGATGTGGGAGACCATCGGAGGGATCGCCGGGCAGATCCAGGGAACCCACATCGAGGGGAGCTACAACACCGCTCTTGATAACGTAGGCAACGACCAGTCGACCCACCAGAACAACATGAACAATGCCACCGCCGAGCCGTACGGATACCCAGTTCCTGCGTGGCCGCCAGAGTATCTGGTAACCCCGAGCTGGATGCCGGAGTACATGTTCAATGGCACCTATCCCGCAGGGACGCCGTAAGCCATGCCTGAGAAGAACCCAGACCTGTGGCACTGGACGTTCGGTCTGGTGCTCGCCAGTTGGTCTAGCCTGGTGATGTATTTCGAGCGCGTGCGCTCGGGGCAGGTGCGCTTTGCCGTCCTCGATGCTGCGCTCACCCTTGCCGCATCGCTGCTTGCCGGGCTGCTAACAATCCTTGGCTGCAGTTACTTCCAGCTCGGCTATGAGGCATCGATGATCTGTAGCGCCGTGGCTGGTGGGCTCGGTACCAAGACGATCGCCATCTACGAGCGCATCGTCATGACCCGCATCAACACATTGAGTGGGCTGGATGGTAGGGAGGTGGTACGGGTGAGTGAGAAGGATAGGGACGGGCGGTGATGTTAGAGGCCATCAAGATAACGCACAACCTGAAGGACGCCGCAGACTTTTTGGAAGGCGCAGAGAAACAGGCGCGGTTTGCCTCGGTTCTGGCGCTGACGAGAACGGCGAAGCGTATCGCGGATGATGACCTCAAGGATGCGATCAGCAGGACATTCGATCGACCAACCCCGTACACGATGTCGTCACTGCGGGTGAAGCCTGCTACCAAGGCAATGCCTATTGCCTCCGTCCTGTTCAAGGACGAGACCTACAAAGGGAACCCTGCGACGAAAATCATGGGTCCGCACGTTTACGGCGGGCTGCGCAGCTTGAAGCGTAGCGAGGTGCTGATGCGCGCGGCAGGGCTGCTTGGTAACGATGAATACCTGGCACCAGGGCAGGGCGCAAGGCTAGACCAATACGGCAACCAAAGCCGCGGGCAGGTACAGCAGATACTGAGTGGGATTGGCGCTCAGAACGATAAGTATCAGAGGTCCTCGAAGACATCACGTGGGTCGTCTCGAACAATGCGCTACTTCTTTTCGCGAGGTGGACATCTTGCGAGAGGGGTATACGAGCGTACCAATGGAGGTTTAATGCCAGTGCTGATGGCGATCAAGACGCCGAACTATTCGGAAGAATTCGACTTCTACGGCATCGCCGGTGATGCGACAGAAAAATATTACCAGGAGGAGTTCGGAAAGGCGCTCGATGAGGCCTTGTCAAGTGAAAAATGATCAAGGTACTACCAGGTAAAAACGTCTATAGAGGGTAATTCGAGGCCCGATTTCTGGCTACTTATGAGTTTTTTCTATGGGCTATTCCGGTTCCTTTATATTCTAATCGATCATGGCGACACAAAAAGAAGTAGGTGCCAATATCGATTTAGACGAAAGGCAGGTTCGTAATCTTTTGAAACAAGGTGTTTTGCCTGCGTCTAAAGGATCTGGCGGTTATGACGTTGATGCGTGCCGAATCGCATATATTCGCCACCTAAGGGGGCGCGCGTCTCGTCAAATAAGGCCGGAAATAGAAGATGGATCGCTTGATGATTCCAGGCGTCGCAATCTTGACGCAGATACCGCGCTGAAAGAGCTAAAAAAGTTGCAGTTAATGCGCGAGCTTGCGCCGATTTCTGTGATCGAATCAGTGCTAGGCAATGTCGGAACTCGCATAAGCGCCATTCTTGACTCGATCCCGGCAAAGGTGCGGCGAAGGCTGCCAAAGCTAACAGCGGCAGAAGTCGAAATCATGAAGCGCGAAATTGTTAAAGCGCAAAATGCGGCGGCTGATGTTCAAAGCCTAATAGCCGATTGGGCTCCGAATGACGAATAGCGTCACCTCTAATCAAATATCTGAGATCATGGCAGCTATAGAGCGAGGGATTCGCACGCTTAGAAAGCCTGAGCCATTGCGCCTTTCAGAATGGGCGGCTGAGAATTTCTATCTATCCGCAGAGTCCAGCTATGTCGAAGGTGCTTGGGAGGCTTTCCCGTACCAGATCGGCATTATGGATGCTATATCTAACGACGATATTCTTGATGTTACATTCATCAAGTCGGCCCGCGTTGGATATACCAAGATCATCCTAGCGGCGATGGGGTATTTCGCGGAGCACAAACGACGCAACCAAGCAGTTTGGCAGCCGGTGGACGATGATGCTGACGAGTTTGTAAAAACCGAACTTGATCCAATGTTGAGAGACGTGCCGGCCGTGCGTAATGTCTTTCCGTGGTACAACACGCGATCCAAATACAATACGCTACGCCAAAAGGTATTTACCGGATCAACTATTCATATTCGTGGCGGCAAAGCGGCAAAAAACTATCGCCGCATTTCGGTTGACGTTGGATACCTTGACGAGCTAGACGGGTTCGATCGAAACATTGAAATGGAGGGCGATGCGCGATCGCTTGCAAGGAAGCGATTGGAGGGCGCGACATTCCCGAAATTGATTGCAGGGTCAACTCCGAAGCTCAAGCGGGATTCACAGATCGCGGCCGCGGCAGAAGAGGCAGATCTATTCCTACGCTACCATATTCCGTGCCAGCATTGCGGAGAGATGATACAGCTAACGTGGGGAGGCCCAGATAATAACCACGGCTTCAAGTGGATAAACAACGATCCAGATACGGTTAAGCACATGTGCCCATCATGTGCGTCCCTGTTCGAGCAGCGCGATTACCTAGATATCTGGCATCGCGGCCGATGGGTTGCTGATGGCGGCAAATGGATAGACGACGACGGGCACTTCAGAGACAAAGACGGGGCGTTTATCGACCCGCCACAATCTATTGCGTTCCACATTTGGACGGCATACAGCCCGCAAACCACATGGGCAAAAATCGTGCGTGAGTTTTTGCAGGCAAAGCGAGATCCTGAAAAGCTAAAAGTCTTTGTGAACACGACATTAGGAGAGCCGTGGGAGGATGATGTAGGGGAGCAGGCGGACCATCAGATACTCTATCGTCGCCGCGAACATTACAAGGCCGAGGTGCCTGATGGCGTACTGGCTATCTCATTCGGTGTCGATACACAGGACGATAGATTCGAGATCCAGTGGGATGGATGGGGAGTCGGAGAGGAGCGCTGGGGGCTGCATTATGAGCGGCTGTATGGTGATCCGTCGCGCCCTGAGATATGGGATAGGCTGGCGGATAGATTACGGCGCACATTCGTCAAATCGGATGGGACTATTCTGAATGCGGTGATTGGGTGCCACGATTTCGGCGGGCATTATTCGGATGAGGTTACAGCGTTCTCCAGGCGAATGGGGATTAGATTCCTGATCCCCGTGCGCGGCGCAAATACCTACGGTAAGCCGGTGGCGAACTTCCCGCGCAAACGCAACGCAAAGGGTGTCTATCTCACAGAGGTTGGGACCGACACGGCAAAGGACCTGTTATACCAGCGAATGGAAATCATGGAGCCAGGTCCGGGGTATTGGCATTGGCCGATATCTGATGAGTTTGATGAGCTCTACTTTAAGCAGCTCACAAACGAGGAGCGAATCACCAAACAGACCGAGCATGGCCGGCGCTTGGTATGGGTAGACAAAAGCAGGAGACAGGAGCCGTGGGATTGCTCAGTATATTCCCTCGCCGCAATCAGAATTGCTCAACAGCATTTCGGGCTGAATTTTGCAAAACTTGCAGAAACCGATAATGGGCACTATGATAGGGCGTCCCTGGCAGAGTTGGCTAAAAAGCTGAACAAATGACCGATTGCGCAACGAAGCTCGCTGAGGCTAAAGACGCACTGCATAAATTGCAACTTGGCGCTGCGGTCGTGCGCGTTACTGTTGACGGCCAGACAGTCGAAAAAAAGCCGGCCGACATTGGCGCGTTGCGTGTCTATGTAGCCGAGCTTGAGGCTGAATGTGGCGGATCTACAATCATTCGTCGGGCGCCTGGACGGGTAGTGTATTGATGGCTGATATCAGCATCCTAGACCAGCACGGAAAGCCGATGTCCGCGTCTAGCGCGTATCAGGCCGGAAACCGATTCAATCGCGAGCTGGTTTCGTGGAATCCGCTTCTGCGATCTGCTGACGCTGAAATTCTGCCTGAGCGTGACACGACCGTGGCCAGGATGCGCGATCTGACGCGCAATTATGGCATGGCGTCCGGTGCGGTGAATCTGCACCTTGACAACGTGATCGGCGCAGGCCTTCGCCTTGTCGCTAAACCTGATTACCGAATGCTCGGGCAGACTGCGGAATGGGCTCAGGAATGGTCGCGAATTATCGAGCCACGATTTAGGACGTGGGCATACGATATTGACAAAATGAGCGATGCAGGCGAGCGTCTAACGCTTGCTGGTCGACTATGGCAGGGGTACGCATCCTATCTCATTAACGGTGAGATCCTAGCTGTTGCCGAATGGATTCCAGGCCGTAGCTACTGGAATACCGCTATTCAGATGGTCAGTATTGACCGACTGAGCAACCCAGAGAATCGGCCTGACACCGCAACGCTTCGCGGCGGGATCGAGCTGAATAAATATGGCGCCCCAGTTGCCTACTGGATTCGCGAGCGCCATCCGAATGATGTTCCTGGGTTTTTGCGTTATTCAGATGAATGGAAGCGCGTTCCTACTCGCACTCCTTGGGGGCGCAGACATGTAATCCATATCTATGACCAGGACATGGCCGGCCAAACGCGCGGAATCTCAAAAGCCGTCGCCTCGATCATCACAAACAAAAAGCTCGATAGATACGAACAGGTGCGGCTAGAAAGCGCGATCGTGCAAAGCATGTATGCGGCCGTGATCGAGTCTGAGCTATCTACCGCACTTGATGCACTTGGGGGCGGCGATATGAGCGAGCAGGCCGCCGCATATATCGAAAACGTGTTGGATTACCACTCTGGGGCGGATATCCGTTTCGACGGGATCAAGATTCCTCACCTGTTCCCAGGCGAGAAGCTGAATCTAAATCGCCCATCAGATCAAAGCGACTTCGCCCCGTTTGAAGATGCGTTTTTGCGCCACCTTGCGGCCGGATGGAATCTGCCGGTGGATATGCTCAGCCGCGATAATTCGAAAACGAATTACAGCGGCGCTAGATCTGGCCAAATGCAGGCATGGAAGCATTTTAGTGCTAGACGTGAGACAATAGCCGCAGAATATGCAAGGCAAGAGTATGCACTTTGGCTAGAAGAGGACTACTATAAGGGCGATTGGGAGTTGCCGCGTGGCGCTCCTGATTTTCGGATAGCAAAAACCGCATGGACTGGATCGCGCTGGATTGGTCCAGGGAAGGGGCAGATTGACCCGCTCAAGGAGGAAAACGCGGCCACTGTCGCGATCTCTGCAAATCGTAAAACGCTGGAGCAGTATTGCGCGGAGCAGGGCGAGGATTACGAGGAAGTGCTAATGCAGCGCGCCCGTGAAAAGCGATTGATTGAAGAGCTTGGGCTGCAAGATATTGACCTATCAGCTCAAATACAGGACGACCAACAAGAGGAAGCCGCGTAGCGGATAATCTGAAAATGAAACTACCGCATATCGCGAGCCGAATTTTCAATACTCCGCTATTGATCCACCCATCAAAGCTGGATGCGATCATCTATGGTTTGAGTGGCAGGCTAGGCGTCGATATCGATCGGCCTGCACATGGCCTATACACGACCAGCAAAGGCGAATGGAAAGAGCCCGGCTATCGTGTAATTGACAAGGTTGCAGTAGTAGACGTATTCGGCGTGCTCGCTCACCGTGGCCGCATAGAGGCCGATAGCAGCTATGTTCTAGGATATCAGGAGATAGCGCGGCGCCTGGATTCTGCACAGCGGGATGCCTCTGTAGAGGCTGTGGTTCTGCAATTCGATTCGCCTGGCGGCGAGGCCGCTGGGGTTGATGATATGGCGGACCAGATTCGCGAACTTGCGGCCGTCAAGCCCGTGCATGCCTCGATCAGCAATCACGCGCACAGCGCCGCAATGTGGCTCGCCAGCGCCGCCGACTCCATCAGCATTACGCGCACCGGATGGGCCGGATCTGTTGGTGTCGTGATGCGCCATGTTGATATGAGCAGGGCGCTTGATTCTGATGGGATCAAAGTGACGCACATTTTCGCCGGCGCCCACAAGATTGATGGTAATCCATTCGAGCCGCTGCCGGAATCTGTGCGCGACGAATGGCAAAAGGAGATTGACGGGCTGTATTCGATGTTCGTTTCTGCGGTTGCGCAGAATAGAAAGATAAGCGAACAGCAGATCCGCGATACGGAGGCGCGCTCCTTCATGGGGCTGGAGGCTGTTGCCGCTGGATTGGCTGACCGAATCGAGACGCCAGATAGGCTAATTGACCGCCTTAATCGAGAGATTTCAACTGGCTCCATTACCAGGGGCCGAATTGTAACCTCGACACACCAGGAGAAAGCTGAAATGTCGAATCACGCTACCGGGGATCGCCCGGATAATGAAGCCGAATCCACTGACAATGTGGACGTTGCTTCGATCAAGGCCGAGGCTCGCACCGCAGAGCGTGGGCGTATCGGCGCCATTCTCAACCACGAGGCCGCTATCGGTCGCGAATCGCTCGCCAAGAGCCTCGCGCTCGATACCGACATGACCGCAGACCAGGCCGGCAAGGTGCTTGCTTCTGCGGCCATGGATCTCAAGCATGCTGCCACCAATCCGCTGCATGAAGCGATGAAGGCGGTAGGCACTCCGGGTATCGGCGGCGAGATGGCCACCGATGAAGCCGAAAACGACGCCGCAGCTATGGCCGCGTCCATTCTCAAGTTCAAGAGCTGAGGTGAAATATGGCTGCTGAAGGATTTACCACCGAGGGCACATACAGCCCTGACAACCTGTTTTCCGGGGATTACCCGGTAGTTTCTACCAAGTTGACCCTCGTTACCGGGCAATCCGTTGTGCGCGGCGAGGTGCTGGGGGTTATCACCGCAAGCGGCAAGGTGGCCGCATCGCTGTCCGCTGCTGTTGACGGCTCCGAGGTTCCGCACTGCATCGCCGTCGAAACCGTGGACGCCACCGCTGCCGACAAGGAGATTCTGGTCTACCTGTCCGGACAGTTCAACGCTTCCGCGCTCACCATCGGCACCGCCCATACCGCAGCCTCAATTCGCGAGGGGCTGCGGGAAAAGGGCATTTACATTTAATCTGAGGGCATCACAGAATGGATATTTTCGATACCGCAGTTCTGAACCGAGTAGTTCAGGACATTACCGTTCCGTCTTCCTTCCTTCTGGATACCTTTTTCCCGGAGATCCAGACCGAAGAGAGCGCGGAGATTCATTTCGATATCGACGGCACCAAGCCGCGGATTGCTCCGTTCGTTTCTCCGCTGGTGGCTGGAAAGGTGCAGACCGAAGACGGCGTTACCACGAAGTTTTTCCGCCCTGCCTACATTAAGGATAAGCGCCGTTTCGATCCTGATCGGCCGCTTCGCCGCTCCATCGGCGAGTCCATCGGCGGCAATCTGACCGGAATGCAGCGTATGCAGGCCGCGCTAATGTACTCGATGGAAGATCAGATGAAGCGGCTGACTCGGACCCAAGAGATCATGGCATCTCAGGCGCTCATCACTGGCACCGTGACCGTTACCGGGGATCAGTACCCAACCAAAGTGGTTGACTACGGCCGCGCCGCTGGGCTGACTATCACCAAGGGGGCTACTGTAGAGTGGGGCGATTCCGGTGTCGTTCCGGTGGACGATCTGGAGACCTGGCACGGGCTGATCCAGACCGAGAGCGGCGCCAATGCGACCACTGTCGTGATGGACCCGCTGGCCTGGCGGCTGTTCCGCGCGGACCAGGCCACCAAGGATCTTTTGGAGACCCGCCGCGGCTCTGTCTCCTCTGCCGAGACCGGCCCGATTGCTCGCGGTCAGGGCAACGCCAAGGGGCGCTATGTCGGAAGTATTGGCAGCTTCGACATTTGGGTTTATCAGGAGACCTATACCGACGCGGCCGGCAATACCCAGCAGATCATGCCTGATTACTCGGTGATCATGGGCGACCCTGCTACCGTAGAGGGTGTGCGCGCCTATGGCATGATCCAGGATGAGGAGGCCAATTTCCAGGCTCTGCAATATTTCTCGAAAAGCTGGTTGGAAAAAGACCCTGCGATCCGATATCTGCTGATGCAGTGCGCTCCTCTGATCGTCCCATACCGGCCGAACGCAACCGCGTACATCAAGGTTAAGACCGTATGATGATCCGCGTACATAAGTGTGCGGTCGAACGCCTCGCCAGGGACGGCAATGAGGTCTACCTGATTGGCGTTGTTGATGTGCCTGACGCCATCGCGGCACGTCTTGTCTCCAATGGCCAAGCGGAGCGAGTCTCGGATATTCAGGCGATCGAGCAAAAAGCCGGGATTTCTGATGATCGGCTTTCGGATCTGGTTGACGCCATCGATTCGCTTGAAGGTGACAATCACGAGCATTGGACGAACGCCGGCAAGCCGGAGGTGTCGGCGCTCAAGCGGGTCACTGGCGGCGATGTAACCGCTGCCGAGCGTGATGCCGCGTGGGCGTACTATCAGAGCATTGCCGGGTGATGTAACGTAGCCGGGTGGCGATTGTCGCCCGGCAATTCCAAGCGTGACGGAATAGGATTATATTGTGTCGTTTGATCTCGCAGCATCAATGATGAATGACGATATCATGGCCGAAATGGGTGAGTCTATTTTGGTGGAGGTTGGCGTTGTAGCATATCCAGTAACTGGGGTGTTCTTGGTCAACAGTGCAAGTGAAAACGTAGGCTCCGTCCCAACCAGTCAACGTACAATTGAAGTCAGAATTCGAGAGTCAGAATTCACGCCAACAAACGCTGGAGATGGAGACACTATACGACGCGGCGCGAAGGAGTATAGAATCAACGGGCATCCATTTGATAATGGGCGCGGAATGATCTATATGGAAGTTATCGATTGGCAATGAACCCGCACGCATATGAACAACTCATAATTGACCGTATCAAGGATCAGTGCGGACTATTCGAGACTGGCGGTTTTTTGTGCACCGTTGCGCCAGTGCTTGATGTTTTAGGGCATCGCGAATTGCATAAGCTGTTGCCGGCTGTCTTTATCGAATTGCCGGATGCAGAGGCCCCGGATAAGGTAGGGCGAAAAATCGTAGAGGATCAGCCGTGGAGCGTGATCCTAGTGGTTCCTAAATCGAATCCAAAAACAAACCAGCCATATACTGGAGAAGATATTGGATCAATGATTGAGGCGGTTGTAAAATCTCTATTGCCGCCTTGGAAACCTGTTGATGAAGGGAATTACGTGATGGATTACCAGGGCCGAAGCGTGGCCTACAATCAGCGCGGATGGGTAGAAGTACCTATCCGTTTTGTCTGCAAAGCAGAAATTCAGTTCCTCACACCTCAAAGGTAAACGACATGACTACGCAAGACGTTCAGCGTCGATACGAAGGCGACACCTACATCGACTTTCTCGACGATCAGGGCGGCCAGATCGGCTTCATCGGCCCCGTGGATGGGCAGCTGTTCTCGTGGCAGATCAATGCCGAGCAGGTGTCCGCGAAATCGAAGATGCGCGGCACCTACGGCCAGGAGAAGGCCGTCCTCAACAACCCCAGCGAGACCAACATCTCGTTGAACCTGATCAGCGTCCCCGAGGCGGTGCTGGCGGCACAGATGATGGGCACCATAGTGAGTGCCAACCAGGCGGCCGGATCGCTCACCGACGAGCCCCTGGTGGCGAAGCTCGATCGCTGGCTATTCGTAGGCAAGCGCAACCTGACCGCGGCCAGCGATGTGCTCACCGATAGCACAGGGACCACCACCTACGTCAACGGTACCGACTACGAGTTGAACGAACGGCTTGGCCTGGTAATGCCGCTCTCCGGGGGGGCGATCAGTGCCGACGAGGCCCTGCTGTTCGACGCCTCTTACGGGGCGATCACACAGAACAAGATCAACGGCGTCACCCGTTCACAGGTGCGCGCCCGCATCCTTATCGATCTCTACGACCAGGTGAACGGGAAGGACGCCGAGGCCATCGTCTACAACGCGATGATGACCCCGAACCAGGCCATCGACCTCTTCAGCGACGCCCACATCGAAGCGCAGTTCAACGGCAAGGCGATGACTCCGGTCAATACCGCAGTGGACGGAACCGCGCCGATTGTCCTGATTCTTGACAAGACCTACGGCTAAAAGGAGATAACGCATGACCAAAGAGCAACAGCAGGCACCTAAAACTGTTCAGGTGGTTTTCATCAAAGATCACAGAAATGGAGGCGTAGACTATGCCAAAGGTCAAAAAGCAATAGTAATTGAACGATCAATTGCCAAGCTGAAAAAGTTGGGAGTGATCGAGTAAAGCGGAGAACCAAATGGCATCTCCACCACCCATTATCCGCCTGCACACCGGTGACAGGCTGGGCATCGTCGTCACCCAGAAGACGATCGAAGACTGGAGCGGGCGCACCCTTGCGCTCGCCGTTTTCGCCCATGGCGACCACGTCACACCGCTGTTTGAGACCAGTGCGCTGGCGTATGCCCACCCGGCGGATGATGCCGCGGCCGGGATCGTCGCGCACCTCGAGGCAACCGACGCGGACATGGACCTCATCCCGCGTGGGGCGGAGACCGGCTACACGGAATATGCGTGGCGCCTCACCGTCACCCCGGGTGGAGGAGAGGCGTCGACCATCAGCTGGGGGGTGCTACGGGTGGGGGAGTGGCCGACGGGATCCGGGTGTAACAGCATCGCCGTGTCATCCTGCCAGGCGGTGGTGCAGATCGCGACCTGCGGGCCGGTGGTGCTCAACTGCGTGTGGGGGCTCGTTACCGGGAACCTCGCCGACCAGGCGGATCTGCAGGCGGCGCTCGATGGAAAGGAGGTCCTCGGGGCCGCCGCGTCCGCTGTGGCGGGCCACGAGGCCGCAAACGATCACATCCCTGAGGCGCCGATTGACGGCAACCAATACGCCAGGTTGTCCGGGGCGTGGTCGGTAGTGGCAGCCGGGAAATGGTCCGACGATCCCACCTACGGTGGGATCAAACGGGTGGCCGGAGTCGGGGCTACCCAGGTCGCGGCATTCTACAAAGATGACGGGGTCACCCGTGCGGTAAAGATTGACCAAAACGGGATCGTCGTCGAGCCGGATAACCCGGCCGCCCTGACCATTGATAACCGTTATCTATTGCTGCCGAACGCAAACTTTCACATTGACGCAAACGGAGCCGTACTTTCGGTCGGCGGCAATACCAACTCTTCGTTTGATGTCTCGAGGACCTCCGGTCTGACGTTCGGGGCCTCCGTCAACGCCCCGTCACCGATTATCGGCTTCCAGGGGCTATTTGATGACCGAGCAAAGCACCTGGCCGTCAACGGGTGCAACGCGTGGCCGTCTGCCACCACCTACATCTCCGGGGGGCGAATCGACATTACCACCGGGGCCGGAGCGTCCGGTTCCTCCGGTGCCGCAGACTCCGGGCGCCTTGGCCTGTTCACCGGTGCCGCCTATGGGACCACCGGGCAGAATGGCTCCATCGTCGTGCAGTGCAATGACCACGCCCCCAGGGCTACCGAGATGGAGCCGAACACCTGTGTGGTTTGGCGCGACACCGTCAACCTCAACATCGTCCTCACCCACAAAGACGACCTTGGCGTCATCACAAACACCGTTATCGGGGCGTACTGACCATGGCCGAACAGCTGATTATCACCCTCCCAGACGGCATCACCCGGGCGGCCCTGCTTGCCGCCATCGCGGTGCACAAGGGCTACCGGGCCAGCCTCACGACCCAGCAACTGCAGCCCACCGAGACGGTGGCCGATCGCATCGCGCTGGCCACCAGGATCGATGAAATCAAGGCGGTTGGCGGGGTCTACCATGCCGCCATTCCTTCCGCTTACGGGTTCGATATTTCGTTCACCCTGCCGGTGGCGAGTCCAAACCCGGAGAGTGCCGACGCCTTCGCTCTGCGGATGATCGACGAGGAGCTCCGTGCGCTCCTCACCGTCGTGCTCACCTCCCAGCAGATGGCCGACATCGAGGCCGCCGCTGCGGCATCCAAGAGGGCGGCGGAAGAGGCGGTATTGGGCGCCATCAACACCGGCGGGAGCGTGGCGTGAACCGCCTGTATCTGCTCTTGTTCGCGCTCTTTCTCGGTCTCTTTTCGGCGCTACTTCATGCACTCGACGAGATCCGCCGTCCGAACGCCACTCGCGTCGACTGCGTAGCGGCAAGAACATGAACAATAAAATCCAGCTAGACCTCGAGATCGGGATGACCGGGGAGGGGAAGATCGGTCTGGTTGCGAGCGAGGTCCGTGAACTCGGCGAGTCCTCGGATAAGGCGAAGGAGGCCGTGGGCCCCCTGCAGCAGGAGCTGGCGAGCCTGCAAAAGAAGGCAGCGGCCCAGGCTGGACTCGTGTCCGTCAAAGACGCGATCACAAAGGTCGACAAGGCCTCCGCCGCCGCGTTGGAAAAACTGGCGAAGCTCTCCGACAAGATCGACGCAAGCGCCGCGCCTAGCGCCAAACTCACGTCCCAGTATCAGGCCCAGATCGCCAAGGTCAACGAGCTGGGGGCCAAAAAGCAGGAGCTGATCGTCCGCCTCGACGCCATGCGCGGGCGGATGAAGGCGGCCGGCCTCGATACCGAGAACCTGACCAAGAACCAAGTACGCCTGAACGATAGCTTTGCCCAAGCGAAAGCCAAAGCAGCCGCCCTGCAGGACGAATATGGGAAGGCCTCGAAGGCTGCGTCAGATCTCGGCAGGAAGACGCGGCAGGCAGCCACACAGGGGGGCGATGGCCTGTTCCGCCTCAAGGACTCGGCATCGGCGGTGCGCGCCGAGCTGGTTGCCCTCGCCGCTTCTGGAGCTGGAATTGGCGCCGTCGTAAAGCAGGCAACTGACTTCGAGTCCGCCATGGCCGATGTCCGCAAGGTTGTGACCGCCTCGGACGACGAGTTCTCAGGCCTTACCGGATCGATCAAGGAGATGGCCACCCAGTTGCCGATCTCGGCCGACGGGCTGGCACAGATCGCTGCCGAAGGGGCGAAGCTCGGGGTTCCGATCGACAAGCTGCGGGAGTTTACCGAGCTGGCGGCCAAAATGGCGGTTGCCTTCGACATGACCGCCGAAGAGGCTGGCCAGGCTATGGCAAAGCTCTCCAACATCTTCGGCATCCCGATCCAGCAGGTGGAGCGCCTTGGGGATGCCATCAACACACTGGGCAATAACACGGCCGCCACCGAGGGTCAGATCGTCGACGCTCTGGTGCGGATCGGAGGAACCTCCAAGCAGTTCGGCCTCGCCGCCGAAGAAGCGGCCGCGCTTGCTGACGCGATGATCGCCATCGGCAAGCCTCCTGAGGTGGCGGCGACCGCCATCAACGCAATGCTGTCCAGGCTGCAAACGGCCAATGTCCAGAGCGCCCAGTTCCAGGACGGGCTCGGTCGCTTGGGCATCAGCGCCGAAGACCTCGCCGTATCGATCCGCGAAAAGCCGCAGCAGGCCTTGCTGGAGTTCCTCTCGACACTGGAGGAGCTCGACAACCAGTCCAGGGCCGAGGCCCTGACCAATCTCTTCGGTCAGGAGCACCAGGACGAGGTCAGCGCCCTCGTGGGCTCTCTCGATCAGTATCGCAAGGCCCTTGGGATGGTGGCCGACGATACCCGTACCGCCGGGGCGATGCAGAGCGAGTTCGAGGCCCGCTCCTCGACCACCGCCAACCAGCTGGAGCGCCTCAAGGGATCGGTGGAAGTGCTGGCGATCAACCTTGGATCGGTGCTGTTGCCAGCGGTCAACCAGGTGGCCGGCGGGCTCACTGGAATCGCCAACGGGGTCGCCTCATTCGCCGAGGCCCACCCGCAGATCACCGTCCTCGCGGAGGTGATAGGGACGGCGCTGCTGACCGTTGGGGCGCTCTCCAAGGGGTTCAAGGTAGCCAAGACAACGGCGGTAGAGATGGGCGCCGCCGGGGCGGCGGCCATCGCCAAGATGAACCAGCCGATCGCCTCCGCAACTGCGGCGGTCGGAATGCTGAATACCGCTCTGCTTGGGATTGGCGCCGTCACCATCGGTTGGGACATCGGCAGCTCCTTGTTCCAGGAGTACGAGGATGTGCGCCGGATCGGACTGGCCCTGGTCGCCGGGATCAATGAAATCGGCATCCAGGCTCAGATCGCCTGGAAGAAGGCCTGGTCGCTTGGTGAGGTTACCCCGGAGATCGAGTCGCTCGAGCGGGAGCTGGCAAATCTACAGACCACCACCACCCAACTCTGGATTGAATACGGGGACGCCGCTAGGAACGCCCACGAGACCCGCCGGGACGAGACGGCTAAGACGGCAGATGCCGAGCAAGCCGCTCATGCCTCCCAGCTTCAGCGGTTGCAGAAAGAGCGCGAAGCCGCCGACCAAAATTCCGAGATCTACCGTCAGGCCGCCGAGATCCAGCGGGGCATCGGGCTCAGTTTCGAGGAGGCGCAAGCGAAGTCTGCCGGTTATGCCGCAGAGGTCGAGCGGATCGATGCGGAACTTCGCAACCTGCAAGGGTCTACCGCGGATGGTAAGCAGCGCACGGATGAGCTTGCCGCCTCACTGAAGCAGCTTGGAATCGACGCCAAGGAGCTGGAGACCGGGATCTCCTCCGGTTCCAGGGAGATGATCGCCGCCTTCACCGCCATCTCCACCAGTGCCCAGGCCACCGGCGAGCAGATCACCCAGGGCTTCAACGCCGCGGTGAGTAAGGCCGACTCCCTGAAGGCCCTGCGGGCGGTGGTCCAGCAGATGGCCCAGGCCCAGGCCGAGGAGTCCGTCAGCACCAAGGAGGCGGCGGCCGCCAAGGTTGAGGCTTCCAAGAAGGCCGCGGCGCTGATGCAGGCCATGGGTGGGCTGAAGGGAATGACCGATGCGGAGAAGGTCTCCATGCAGCAGCTCATCGACGAGCTGAACAAGCTTGGTGGACAGACGATCGATGCAGGTGATCTCGACCAAACGAAAAAGGACCTGGAGGACATCGGCAACAAGGGCAAGGAGGCTGGCACGAAGGTCTCCGAGGGGATGGATCAGGCCGCCGAGTCTACCGAGAAGATGGGGGAGACCGTCCAGGTCGCTGAAAACCCGCTGGCCCAGTTCATGGAGTCAATG